CGGGCGGCACCCTCGCCCTGGCCTCGGCGGCGACGGATTACATCATCGGCGTTGCCAAGGGCTTCAAGTGGGTGGACCCGGTGACGAAGCGTCCGACGTGGAGCAACTACCTCCCGGCGGGCACCTCCTCGGCGGACAGCAACATCTACGCCTACGTCGTGGATGATGACCGTGCGACGTTCATCGTGCAGGCCGATGCCACCGTCTCGGCGGGCGACCTGGGCCTGAACTTCGAGCTTTCGGCCATCGGCAGCGTCAACACCGCCTACGGCAAGTCGCAGGCCGTCCTCAAGGCTTCGACGCGCACCACGGCCACCAAGCTGGTGCGTCTCATCGGCGCCTACGACACGCCGGACAACGCGCTTGGGGATGCCTTCCCCATCGTCGAGGTGCGGATCGTCCAGCACCGCGATACGCAGGCCTCGGCCTTCTAAGGAGTAAAGACACATGGCAGCTATCACTAGGGCAAATATTGCCAAGCAGCTCCTCCCGGGACTCAATGCAGTCTTCGGCGTGGAGTACGGTTCGGTCGACGACCAGCACCTCCCGCTCTTCGAGATCGAGAACTCGGAGAGGGCGTTCGAGGAGGAGGTGCTCTTCACCGGCTTCGGCACTGCGCCGACGAAGGATGAGGGTGCCGCCGTCGAGTACGACAACGCGCAGGAAGCCTGGACCTCCCGCTACACCATGGAGACCATCGCCCTCGCGTTCTCGATCACCGAGGAGGCCATGGAGGACAACCTCTATGATACCTTCGCGCGTGTTCGTGCCAAGGCTCTGGCTCGCGCCATGGCCAACACGAAGCAGGTCAAGGCCGCCAACATCTACAACAACGGCTTCAACACGGCCTTCCCTGGTGGCGATGCGGTTCCGCTCTTCTCGGCGTCGCACCCCACCATCGGCGCGGGCAACTTCAGCAACACGGCTGCGGTTGACCTCTCCGAGACGGCCCTGGAGAATGCCCTCATCGCGATCTCCCTCTTCAAGGATGATCGTGGCATTCTCATCGGGTCGAAGGGCGTGAGCCTGCACATCCCGCCGCAGCTTCAGTTCGTGGCCGAGCGCCTCCTGAAGAGCCCGGGCCGTGTCGGCACCACGGACAACGACATCAACTCCATCAAGTCGATGGGGATGCTGCCGGGTGGCTACCACGTCAACCAGCGCTTCACGGACACCAACGCCTGGTTCATCAAGACGGACGCTCCGAACGGCTCGAAGATGTTCGTCCGAGTCCCGCTCCAGACGAAGATGGAGCCGGACTTCGACACGGGCAACCTGCGCTTCAAGGCCCGCGAGCGTTACGCCTTCGGGTGGTCGGACTGGCGCGGCTGGTTCGGTTCGTCGGGCGCTACCTGACCTACCCTACCGTGAGGTAAGTGGGAGGGCTGGGGGAAACCCTGGCCCTCTTGCTTTTCGTGGTACCCTATGCTACACTGGGGGACCACCCCGGCAACAGAATCGGGGGCACAATTTTCCCCTATTCTACGGAGTGCATCATGTCTCGTTTCACGCGCGAAGTCTACCCGGTTGTCGTCGTTGCCTCGGTTGGCACCTCCGCCGCCGATTGGGGCGTCGATACCGATGGCTCCCTCATCCTCAACCAGGTGGTTGCCACCTCCATCAACGGCATGAACGTGTCGTCGGCCCCGGCTTACCTGCCCATCAAGAACGCCGCCGGCACGGTCTACTACATCCCCGTGTACACCACCATCGCGTAAGGGTGCCAGATGTCCTGGACCCAGATCAAGTCGGCCTTCACCTCTGCCACCTCTACGGTGGTGGTGGACAGGCCGACTCGTCTTCGCAGCCTCTACATCCACAATGACCTGCCGGGCACCCTCTACGTCTACGATGCCTCGGCGGCCATCAGTGCGACGGGCCAGAAGATCCTTCAGGTGGACATGCCGCATAGGGCTACCTCCGGTAACCCCGACAGCGTCGCCATCTACATTCCCGATGCGGGCCTTCGTTGCGAGCAGGCTATGTTCGTGAAGGTCTCCGGTGGTGCCAATTGCGGCATCACCCTCTTCTTCGATTGAGGTCTCAAATGGCCACCATGAAGGGCAAGGGTGCTGCCGTCAAGGGCACCAGCTACCAGAACAAGTTCGAGCAGCCGCCCGTCTACACGATGCCGGTCACCAAGCGCATCGAGATGCCGGCCAAAAATGCCCCGCGCTACGCCAAGGGTGGTTCCGTCTCTCGGGGGATGGGCTGCACCTCCAAGGGCGGCGACTACAAGATCTACTGAGGTCACCATGAAGAGCAAACTCAGGGGCGGAAAGCCTCGCGACATGGCCACGATGTCCCACGGGGGCAAGACCTCCCGGGGTGCTGGCGCGGCCCAGCGTGGCTACGACTACGACGTGTACCGCAAGGGCGGCAAGGTCAAGAAGTACGCCGAGGGCGGCAAGGTCAAGGAGTACGGCATGTCCAGGGGCACCGAGTCGATGCCCGAGTGGGATGTCCCGCAGTACTCCCTTTCTGATCTCTTCGGGCGCAAGAAGGCCCCGGAATCCAAGTCCGATTACAGCGCGGGTGCCGTGAAGAGAGAGCCCCTGCCCGCACCCAAGTCCTCTTCGGAGGAAAACACGGGTGCAGGGGATCGCATTCGCCAGGAAGCCATGGATCGGGAGGAAGCTTCTCGTGCTTCCAGGCCGCGCGCTACCGAAAGCCTGCCTACGCGCCCCACTTCCCAGCAGCGTAGCATGACTCGTCGAGCGGCAGGTACTGAGTTTCTTTCCACGGACCCCGCAGTTACGGGTCCTTCTCGCAGTCGAATCCCGCGCCCGATGACAGAGGAGGAGCGAGCGGCCATCGCCGGCTTCGTCAGGCCCGTCGATTTGCGTGTACCTCGCCGCCCGCGCCTTGTCCCCTTCAAGAGCATAGATGACATGCGATTGGAGAATCACCGAGGGGGTGCCCGCAGGTACGGTGAGAAGAGTTGGGAGACTTCCCGGGGCGTTCCGTTTTTCCGCAAGGGCGGCAGCGTGAAGATGGCCGGCGGCGGCACCTGCCGGGGCATGGGCGCTGCCACCAAGGGCGGCAAGTACACCATCAAGTAAGCCATGGCAACCTCCGGGACCACCTCCTTCTCCCTCCCCCTTGACGAGTTGCTTGAACAGGCAACTCTTCGGGTTGGGGGCGAGCCCACTCTCGGTACCGAAGCCCGGGTGTCCCGGCGGGCTTTGGACCTCCTCTTCACCGACCTGCAGAACCGAGGGATCCTCCTCCACACCCTGGAGCAGGTCCTCGTCACCCTCACGTCGGCGGTGGCCACCATCTCCTGCAGCACCGACACCCTCGACCTCCTGGATGCCGTGGTGCGCCGCAACGGCACCGACCTCATCATGACCCGCTTGGGATTTGGCGAGTACCTCGACATTCCCCGCAAGGAGCAGCAGGGCCGGCCCACCCACTACTTCGTCAACAGGCAGCGCGAGTACCCCCTCATCTACGTGTGGCCCGCGCCTGAAAACTCCACGGACATCCTCGTCTACTGGAAGATGCGCTTCGTGCAGGATGCCGGCAAGCTCAGCAACGACCCCGACATGCCCCGCCGCTTCTGGCCCGCCCTCGTCGCCGGCCTCGCCTACTACCTGGGCCTCAACCGTGGGATGCAGTTCCCCATGGATCGCCTGGCGATGCTCAAGGCGGAGTACGAAGACCAGCTTCTGCATGCCACCGACGAGGACCGCGAGCGCGCCACCCTCCGTATAGTGCCACGCTACAGGTACTGACATGGGCAACTTCGCCTCCGGCAAACACAGTTGGAGCTTGTGCGACAGGTGCGGTTTCCGCTACCGCTACCTCCAGATCCGCAATGAGCCGGGCACCCGTTGGCGCGTCTGCTCCACTTGCAACGACGGCGAATTCAACTTGATGACCCACCCGCAGAACCGTCCTCCGCCGGTCTATCCCGACCCGCAGGCCCTGCGCTACCCGCGTCCCGATGTGCCCCTGGCCATCAACTACAACCAGACCGATGAGCAGCAACTCCCGCTGGATGACGGCGGACCCGGAGGTTCTTGATGACCATTGTCAACGCCAACCGCGTCCGCGAGAACACCACGGGAAATGGCACGGGGGCCCTCGCCCTCCTGGGGGCCGTTCGCAACTTCCAGACCTTCAGCGCGGGGGTGGGCAACGGCAACCAGTGCTACTACGCCATCACCCACCAAACGGCAAACGAGTGGGAAGTGGGCCTCGGCACCTTCACCCTCTCGGGGGGCATCCCCTACCTGGCGCGCAACACCGTCTATAGCTCTTCCAACGGCAACACCCTTGTCGACTTCTCCTCGGGCACCAAGCAGGCCGCCGTGGTTTTCCCCGGCACCCAAATCGACACCATCGCCTCCAATGTGGGCGTTGCGGCGGGGTATGCCAACGACGCCCTCACCTACTCCAACCTCGCCTCCACAGCCGCAGTCAACGCCAACATCTACCGGGTGAGTGCAGCCGCCGATGCCTCCCTCGCCGGGGTGTACGCCGCCGCTGCTTCGGCCTCCTATGTAGATGCCGCGAGTGCTGCGGATCGTGCCGTCTCCGCCGCCGCCCAGGTCTCTTCGGTTGCCCAGGAAGCCTCCCTCGCGCTGGTGGCCGCCTCCCTCGCCCAAATCTACAAGACTTCTGCGAGCGCCTACGCCACCGAAGCTGGGGGCTACGCCTCCGTGGCCCAGATCTACAAGGTGAGTGCCAGCGCCTTTGCCACCGACGCGGCTAACCAGGCGAGCATCGCGGGAGTCTACAAGGCTTCTGCCAGCGCCTTCGCCACCTCTGCTGCTGCCGATGCTTCCGCTGCGTTGGTGTCGCGCAACCAGGCGGAGTCCTACTCCTCCATTGCCCTCATTCAGTCGTCCCTTGCGGCGCAGTACGCACTCTCGGCAAACAATGCGGCGAGTGCCGCCTCCCGCGATGCATCCCTTGCGGCAATCTACAAGACCAGCGCCAACGCGGCAGCTTCCGTGGCGCAAATCTATGCCGAGCAGGCCTCTGCGGCCAACACCTCGGCGGCGGCCAATGCCTCAGTGGCCCAAATCTATGCGGCTTCGGCCAGCGCTGCTGCCGTAGTGGCCAACAATGCAGCTTCGGTGGCTGGCGTATACGCGGCATCGGCTTCTGCCTTTGCCTCGGCGGCTTCGCGCGACGCTTCCCTTGCCTTCGTCTACAAGACCTCGGCTTCCGCGTATGCCACCTCGGCTGCCGCCGACGCCTCCCTTGCCCTCATCTATCGCACGAGTGCCTCGGCCTACGCCACGCAGGCTGCCGACTCCGCTTCCCTCGCAGCCTACTACGCTAGCATCATACAGGTTAGTGCCTTCGCCCGCCTCTCTTCCACCCAGACCTTCACTGGGGCCAACACCTTCGCTTCTATTGTCAACCTCAATGGCGCAGTGTCTGTCACCGACAAGGCCGGGTTCCGCACCGCCATCAACATCACCTCGGCCACCCCCACCTCCGCTGGCCTGGTGCGCCTCGCAGATGTGAGTGCGGCCCTGGCAGGCACGGATACCCAGAGGGCCGTGACCCCCGAAGCATCCTACGCCGTGATGAGCAGGGTGCAGCAGAACGTGCAGGCCACTACCACCTACACCCTCGTTTCTGCCGACATCGGCAGGCACATCCTGCATCCCACCTCGGCCACCGCTGCTGCCACCATCATCATTCCTTCCAGCGCCTCCGTCTTCTTCCCCCTGGGGGCAGTCATCACCCTCATCAACCAGGTGTCGGCGGGCACGGTGACGGTTTCCATCACCACCGATACCCTCGTCTTCGCCAACGATGGCACCACGGGTAATCGCACCTTGGCGGCCCCGGCCCTCGCCACCATCATCAAGGTGGATACCGGGCAGTGGATGATCTCGGGCGCAGGAGTCACCTAATGTCCACCTCCTACACTCAACTCTACGATTACATCCGCAGCGCCACCGAGAATGACGACACGGAGTTCGCGGCGGCCATCCCCACCTTCATCGACCAGACGCGGATGCGCCTGGCCCGCGACATTGACACCTACGGCTTCGTAGTGTACACTACCGCTGCGGTCTCCACCTACCTCGTTTCGGTTCCTTCCGACGCGCTGGTGCTGAAGAACGTCACCTACGTGTCGGCGGGAAGGTACAGCCAGCTTATCATGCGTACTGACGAGTTCCTCCGAGAGTACTGGCCGCAGCGCACCTCCGTGGGTGAACCCAAGTACTATGCCCGCTGGGGGTACAACCAAATTCTGGTGGCCCCCGCGCCCTCCACCAGCGCCTCCCTCGAAATCTCCTACGTGCAGATCCCCACCTCCATTGGCAGCGTGGGCACCTCCACCAATTGGCTCACGGAGTATGCCCCTGAGGCGCTCTTCTACGGGTGCATGCAGGAAGCCTGCATGTTCATGAAGAACTACCAGGCCGCCGCCCTCTGGGAGGGCAAGTACCAGGACGCCGTCGGGAAGCTGCGCAACGAGGCCCGGCGTACCCGCCAGGATGACAACCTCAACAACAACTCGCCCGCCGGCGGCGACAACACCCTCCAGGGAGGCGTGTAATGCCCTCTACTTACAGTTCCTCCCTCCGTTTGGAACTCCAAGCCACCGGCGAGAACGCCAACACCTGGGGCGTCAAGACCAACAACAACCTCAACTTGCTGCAGCAGGCCATCGCGGGCTACGAGGCCATCGACATCTCGGGGGGCTCCTCCTACGTGGTGAGTGCCGCCGACGGCGTGTCCGACCAGGCCCGCAATGCCGTCCTCGACCTCACGGGTACCGTTACCTCCGCCATCTCGGTGGTGGTGCCCGACGTGGAAAAGACCTACTGGGTGCGCTGCCGCGCCTCTGGGGCCGATGTCACCTTCCGCACCTCGGCGGGCACAGGCGTGGTGCTTCCCCGCGACCTCTGGGTCTTCCTGGTGGCCACGGGTACCAGCGTCATCAATGCGCTGCCGCCCTTTGCCCAACTTAGCGCCGCTAATACCTTCACGGGCATCAACACCTTCACCTCCGTCCTCAACATCAACGGGACCCTCAGTGTCACCGATGCTTCGGCTGTGCGCGTAGTCCTGGGTATTACCAGCGCCACCGATAGCGTGGCTGGCATCCTGCGCTTGGCGGACACCTCCTCCGCCCTGGTGGGAACCGACGCCCAGAGGGCCGTCACCCCTGAAGCTGCCAAGGCGGTAACCTCCCGAGTCCAGCAGAACGTGCAGGCTTCGGTCTACTCCTTCGTCAGTGCCGATGCGGGCAAGCATGTCTTCCATCCCGCTTCCGCCACCAGCACCGCAACCTACACCATCCCCAGCAACGCCTCGGTAGCATTCGCGGTGGGCACGGTCATCACCGTCATCAACCACGCCTCTGCGGGGCCCATCGATCTCAGCATCACCTCGGACACCCTCTACAATTCCCAGGATGGGGCCGTGGGGGCGCGCCAGGTTGCTGCCGCCGGTCTCGCCACCATCGTCAAGATCGCCAACACCGAGTGGGTCATCTCGGGCATCGGAGTCTCGTAATGTCCGCAATCCACCAAGTTTTGCTGGCCGGCAGCGGCGCTAGCTACCAGATCCAGAACTCGCTGCGCTTCCGCGCGAGCAACAGCGCGTACCTAAGCCGCACCGGCTCCGGCTCTCCGACCTCGACAACGACGTTCACTTACTCTGTGTGGGTAAAGCTCGGCGCTACCGTTGCGGCGTCCAGCGACTTCGGTGAGCTTTTGAGTGGCTACACGGCGTCGAATGATTCTGGCTACTGCGCGTTTGAGTTCAACACGGCATCCGGTGCTGGAACCCTGCGGCTCTCCGGGTGGGGAACGGTTTGGCGCGTC